AACCCGCTCTGGCTGACTCTCAAGCACCCAAGGTGGACGAAGTGGCCAAGAAACGTGGTGAAGTAAGCAAGAAATTGAGCCAAGCGAAGGCCCAGCCCCCAGAACTACCGGGCGAATCATCTAGTTCCAGAGGTGAGAAGCCCATCAACCTAGCTAATATGTCGGAAGAAGAGTTCAACGCGTTACCCGCTGCGACTCTGAAGCGACTACGCGGCGATCTTTACTAAGGAGAAGTATCATGGCAGGCGCACCCCCCAACAGGCACATCGACGTCCCACCCCGCAAGGCGAAGGGATACAAAGCGTTGAAAGACATCACTGACCCGCCCATTGCTCACTATCATGAGATGGGTAAAGAGTCTGGTTCCGCACCGGCGGAGTACAAGCCGAACGTAAACGACCGTAAGCATATGAATAACGGTTAAAAAAACTTTACCTTACTGTATTAGCAGATTAATATCGTAGGTACTTCGCTTATTGCAGCGACACGCAATCGGTTAGCGCACGTCACGCGCTACCTTCGCCACGCAGGGCGTTAAACCCGCCGAGGGCACACCTCGTTAAAGAGTGTCAAATCGTTAGTCCGAACACGACAGTCGGCTGAGTAGGCAGAAATGCCTTTTGTCAATCACGCACTTTATTTGGAGGCCAATAATGGCTCTTACTAACTTTGCGGCACTGACGGAAGAAGAACTCACCGTCTGGAGCCGAGATTTCTGGCGCGTTGCCCGCAACGCATCTTTCATTAACCAATTTGCTGGCAACGGCCCTAACTCTATGGTTCAGCGCATCACTGAGCTGACCAAGAATGAGAAAGGCGCACGGGCTGTCATTACTCTGCTTGCAGATATGGCAGAAGACGGCACCACCGGTGACTTCGATCTGGAAGGCAACGAAGAAGCTCTGCGCGCGTACGACGAAGTCGTTCAGCTCGACCAGCTTCGATTTGCTAACCGCTTGGCTGGCCGCATGGCTGACCAACGCTCAGTAGTCACTTTCCGTGAGACTTCACGCGACATGCTCGCTTACGCTATGGCCGATCGTATCGACCAGCTCGCGTTCTTGACCATGTCTGGTGTGACTTACGACTACAAGACCAACGGCGCGAAGCGTGACGTCAAGCAAGGCTCAGGCCAAAACCTGACCGACCTTGAGTTTGCTGACACCGTTACTGCACCCACCGCAAACCGTCACCTGATGGTTACTGGCTCTACTGAGCCGGGCGATGGCAATGTAGACGCTGGTGACCCCACCGCTCTGACTGTTACCGACACTATCGGTTACAAGCACATTGTAGAAGTTAAGGCATTCGCCAAAGACAACTACATCCGTGGCTTGCGTGGTGCAGGTAACCAAGAGGTGTATCACATGTTTGTGACTCCTCGTCAGATGGCTACGCTGAAGCTCGACCCTGACTTCCTCGCTAACGTGCGGAACGCTGGTGTTCGTGGCCCAAGCAACGAGCTGTTCGCTGGTACTACTAGCCTGATGGTTGATGGCGTAATGGTCCACGAGTTCCGACACGTATTCTCAACCGAAGGCGGCAATGACGCTGGTTGGGGCGTACCGGGCGCTCGCGCACTGTTCTGTGGTGCACAAGCTCTGGCCATGGCTGACATCGGTCTGCCAAACATGGTCGAGAAGACTTTCGATTACGGTAACCAGCACGGTATCGCGATCGACAAGATCTTCGGCTTCCTGAAGCCAGTATTCAACTCAGACTACACCGGAGACGATCAAGACTTCGGCGTTATCGCTTTGGATACCGCTTACGGAACAGAGTACACAGCACCGTAAAACGGATAGCCCCCTTCGGGGGGCTTCTTACTTTTGGAGGACATAAATCATGATGATTATTAGTGACAAAGATTTGTACGTGTCTCTAACCAATGGCGGCGCATGCCGTTTGAAGGCGGGTATACCCCGTGAGCTACCAGAAAATTTAGGGCTTGAGGCATTACGTAAAGGGGCAAGGCAGGGCAGTGAGCCTAAGCCTGTTGACCCACCGCCAAAGCCAGAGCTGAACTCCGGCACTCCTCCTGCACCAGCAGAAGAGCCAAAGGAGCCAGAGCAGGAAGTGGTAGAAGAGAGCGATGACCTAAGCGTGGTCATGGCAAAAATAATTGAGCGCGCGAACCCCGACGATTTGCGTGCGGACGGAACCCCCAAAGCCGCTGTAGTAAACAAAATGGCTGGGCGGTCCGTTGAAGTAGATGAGCGCGAAGAGGCGTGGGCCGAAGCGCTAACTAAAGAGGACTAACCATGGCAGTCACAGTTGGGAGTGTTGTAACTAAAGCGAGAGCGGTCTTACAGGACACAACCTCTGTTCGATGGCCTGACGATGAGTTAATCGGATGGATCAACGACGGCCAACGTGAAATTGCTCTGATAAAACCAGACGCAAGCTCTAAAAACGAAACCATGGCTATGATCCCCGGCACCAAGCAGTCGTTGCCAGCCGGTGCCCTTAGACTGCTACGCGTAGTGCGCAACATGACCGATGCTAGCTCCAATATTGGCGGCAGAGCTATTCGATTGGTTAGCCGAGAAATCTTGGACGCACAGCAACCAGATTGGCATGACCCAGAAGTAAGAGGGGAGTCCGAGTTCAGCAACCTCGTTAAGCACTACATGTACGACGAGCAAGACCCACAGCACTTCTACGTTTACCCCGGTATTTCTAACGCCTACACCGGCGCGTTAATCCCGCACATAGAGATCATCTACTCAGCTAACCCTGACGATGTAACTCAGATGTCTGACCCGATTTCTATCCCTGACTTGTACCAGAACGCGATTCTGAATTACGTGCTGTACATGGCTTACATGAAAGACGCTGAGTACGCAGGCAACGCACAACGAGCGTCTAGCCACTATCAGATATTCACTGCGTCGGTCACCGGTAAGGGTCAGGTAGACGTAATTACGACTCCAAATATTGAGTCGCGGAGTAATCCTAATCTGACGGCGAGCGCCTGATATGGCCATCAAATTCGAAGACTTTCTACCCGACATCATTCCAATGGTGCCGGGGTGCCCCGACTCGTTGATTATCCATAACCTCCGTCAAGCGACGCGCGAGCTGTGCGAGAAGTCTAGTTGCTACGTCGAAGATCTCGATCCAATGACTGTGATACCGGGGATCTACGAGTACGACCTTGACCCGCCGCCCAACGCGATTATCCATCGCATCAAGTGGGCGCTGCTGGATGGCCGCTACGTCGAGTTCGCTGGAACTGCTCTGATGGCAGAGCGTTACCCCAACTGGCGCGAGAAAGAGAAGCGCGGCGTACCCAAGCTGATTGCTCAAATACGCCCTGACGCCTTCTGGCTGTGTCCTGTGCCACAGGACAAGGTTAAGAACGGCCTCATTGTCCATGTGATCTTAAAGCCGTCACAGAAAGCTAATTCTATTCAAGACCGCGTTGCCGATGAATATCGAGACGCGATCATCAACGGTGCACTGTTCCGTTTACTTCGTCTGCCCTCAAAAGATTGGACCGATCTGGGCGGCGCGAAGGTATACGGGGCGCTTTTCCAAGACGGAATCAAAGAGGCAGAAGTCAGAGGTCGAAACGCTGACACGCCTATTGCTAGGAAGACTAAATATGGTGGATTACCCATCCGCAACGGAGCGCGGAAAGTCGTTTGGTGAACCTCAACTTGCTGACATAAGAGCAGAGTGGGGTTGGGTACGAAAAGGTATTGAGGAAATGCTGGGGGATAACGAATACCTCGGCGTCATACCGGAAGATGTGTTTGTGGCGTGCAAGACCGGTGCCGCGCACCTCTGGATCACGGAAGAAGGTTTCGTGGTCACTACAGGGGAGACAGACATGATTAACGGTGAGCGTATTTTCTTGGTGTGGCTAGCGTGGGCACACAAGAAGGGCGGGAACGAGGCGGTACGGTGGTTTGAGTTCTTTGAGGACCAAGCCCGAGAAGCGGGGTTCACGAAGTTTGAGGTACGAACTAAGTACCCGAAGTTGGGGGACTACCTCCAACAAGAATTAGGTTTTGAGTTAGTGACAGCGAATTTTGGGAGACGGATCAGTGGACGGACCTAAAAAATCAGACTACAAGCCGACGGAAGGCGAGAAGATGAACGCCGCCGTTGCTGTTGCGGAGCAGAAGCGGTTTAAGGAGATTTACGATCCTTTGCTCCAGCAAATGCGCGACGAGTCACTGACGCAGAACTTCTCAGAGATTGCTCGTGGTAAGGCTAATGCTGACACCATGCAAGCGCTGACAGGCGAGCCTATGCAGTACCGCAACACGCAGAACGTCGGGCGTGCGGGCGACCTTGGCGCGGGCCTAGGTGGTCAGCTTCAGCAGGCTAATGTGCAGGCAAAGAAAGCGCAGAACCAAACGCAGTCAGGCGTCCTCGCTACTGCTCGTCAACAACAAGACACTACCGCACAGGCGCTAAATAACATCGGCAAGATCGAGAGTTCTGCCGCTCTAGCTAAAGCGAAGGCGAATCAAGAAGTTGCAACGGCGAAGTTTAACGCTGGTGCGCAACTAGCCGGAGCGTACGTACTGCAAGGGCTAGAGAATAAAGCGACGAAGGGTAAAGACGGATCAACTGGAACTTGGCACACGCCGGTTCGTTCAGACGGTACAAAGATATCTTCAGTAAAAGACCGTTATTTAGACTACTTTGGGTAGAGGTTAATTATGTCAATCGGAAACGTTCCAGACATTGATAGAGCGACAGCGCAGGCTAATGCTGCCGCAAATCAAGCTGCGGCAGCAGGCGTAACGAATGCAGGTGCTGGGTATAACGGACCCGGCGTCGCCGGGACACCGGGTGCGACTACGGGTACACCGGGGTATAACTCTGGTCAGCTACCAACTGTCAACGACCCAGAGAAAGCCTACGCGGACATGACGCGCCAGCAGTATCTGGACTTTGTTAATAATTATGGTCAGTTTGAGAAAGACCTAGTCGACAAGGCCCAGAACGATACCTCGCTGATCGACCAAGCTCGCGAAGATGTGGCTATGACGCAGGGCGTCGCTCAAGGGATAGCGGATCGTAACGCTAGTCGGTACGGCGCTAACATCACGCCCGCCATGCGACAGCAACAAGAGCGAACGTTGCAACGTCAGAACACGCTCGGTGGTATTAATCAGATCAACAACGCGAAGCTCGCCCAGAAGCAACAGAACACACAGTTGTTAAGTGACCTCATCAATATCGGCCAAGGGCTTAACCGATCGTCCATGGATCAATTGGGTGGCGCGGCGGCACAAGCTGCAAACCGTAACTCAGCCTACCAGCAGGCTAAAGCAGCTAATAAAGCGAACACGTACAGCACCCTAGGCTCGCTTGGCGCTATGGCGATCTTTGCGATGGCTTTCTAAGGAGTATTTGAGATGGCTGGAATAGGCGGCGACTTAGCCGGACTCATGACAATCATGCAGAGAAACAAAGCTCTGCGTGAGGAGAAGCGTCAGTGGGATGAAGGTGCAGAAGGAAGAGCAGCAGACACACGGTATAAGGTTTCACAGGCAGACAAGGCAGAACGTGAAGCAGGTGAGGAAGAAGCGCGAGCGAGGCTAGCTGCGAGCCAAGAGCGTGGCAGCATTGATGACCAGTATCGGTTTAACGCAAACACCTTTAGTACCCTTGAGGGCGGCGGCGAAGATGCTCACGAGGCGACGCTGGAAGCAATGGGGTATCTAACTGAAGGGATGAGAGTCCACGGCAGCTTAGACCCCAACCAGAGAGTTGTGGGGTACTCTAAGACCAGTGACGGTCAAGTTGTTCTTGAGATTGAATACACCGACGGCCCCAACGAAGGAATGGTTGCCCCTCTTACCAAGAACGGTACAAGTGACGACAACGATCCTGTTCAGCCGTTAACCCAACAGAATCTGGTGGACTTGGCGGAGCAAGGCGTTATAGAGACAAAACGACGCGCGGGTGGTACTGAATACCTTACGCTTAATGCAACTAACGCCATAGCTAGCTCTGTTTACGAGGAACAGGTTGCAGCCCAACAAAACGTCGCTAATATAAATGCGGCACTCAATGAAATGTCTGGTGGTAAAGCAGCCAGCCGCGCTTTTATGTCTTCAATCTCCAGCATGGAGCCATCAGAACGGCAGAAACAGATTGAATCGGTGGCGGCAGATTTAGGTATTGAGCTAATTCCTATGCCCGCCCCACAGGAATTGACTCCGGCAGATATTAAAGTAGCAGGCCAGCCTTCTGAAGAGCGCCCAGCGTCTAGGGGTCGCCTAGAAATTACAGGGGACATGGAACAAGACGGTCGCACAAGACGCGAAGAAGCAAGGATTGCGGCCCTGCCGGGTAAGATAGAAAGGCTCCGAGGAAATATTGCGTTACTAGAAGAACGCGGCGTCTCCGAAGACCATCTTTCAATGCGGAAGAACAGAGAGTCATTGGCTCAAGCGGAGGCGGAGTTAGCTGCTGCTGGCGGCGACCCTGTTCCACCAAAGCCCGCAGGTAACCCAGCCGTTGATTACATGGCCACTCAACGCAAGATCACAGAAGCGTTAGAGACCATGACCCCCGAGCAGATCGCATCTGGGGACTTCAGCTTTATAACTCCCGAAGATCGAGCGGCAACCATCGGCATGTTGCGAGAGCGTGAGATTGTGACCGCCCGCGACATTAGAAAACTTCCTCCGAGAGAGCAGGCCATGGCTTGGGCTACGCTAGCCGCGTATGCACCAAGCGAAGGCGCACGTACAGCCGCTACTACTAATTTGCGCAACATCACTGAGACAGGCGTAGCGTCTGTATCGCAGAAAGATCTGTTGGGTACTAAAGGCAGTGACGATGATGACTATTTCGACAGAAATCAAGTCGACACCAAAATAGTGGCCGCGCGCGATATGGCTACGGATGAGGA